TGCAACTAAAAACTCTTGGGGCATAAAAGGCTTATTAAGGAAACATAATGGCTCTTACTTTTCTTTCTTTAACTAATAGCGTTATTACACGTATGAACGAAGTGGAGCTAACTTCTAGTAACTTTACTGGGTCAAGAGGTGTACAGACACAATGTAAAGCAGCAGTCAATGAAGCGATACGATACATTAATCAAAGAGAGTTTGGATATTCTTTTAATCACGCTACTAATACAGAATCATTAGTGCCGGGAAAAGTTAGATATACCTTGCCTACAAGCACTAAATCTGTAGACTACAACACAGTTAGAATTAAAAAAAGTACTACACTTAATTGCTCTGGTAGCAATCTTGGTATTTTAAACTACAATGAATACATACAAAACGAATATGCTAATCAAGAAGATGAAATAAACTCTACTACTTTAAACGGCTCTCACTCTAGTTCTGTTGCGACTTTGACGCTCACCTCTACTACAGGGTTTGATGCTTCAGGAACAATATACATTGGTAGTGAGCAAGTTACTTATACAGCTATATCTGGCAATGATCTTACAGGGTGTACACGTGGTGCAAATGGTACTACTGCTGCTCTACATGCAGATGGTGTGTTTGTAGCACAGTTTGATAATGGAGGTGTACCTAGAAATATTGTACGTACACCTGACAATAATTATTTAATATATCCTTTTCCTGATAAAGAATACACTTTGACATTTGATTATTATACTTTTCCTTCTGATTTGTCTGCACATGGAGACACTACTACTATACCTGATAGATTTGCTCCTGTAATTATAGATGGAGCCACTGCCTTTGTTTATCAATATCGTGGAGAAACACAGCAATATCAATTAAACTTTTCTAGGTTTGAGCAAGGTATTAAAAACATGCAGAGTTTACTTATTAACAAGTATGACTATGTAAGGTCTACAATGATAATTAGGCCACGCGGTTCTATTAGCTTTATGGCGGGTGTTAGTTAATGCCAGATAGTTCTCAATCACAACCTGCAGCATTTAATTGTGAAGGCGGTTTAGTTAAAAACCGTTCTACTTTTCTTATGCAACCGGGAGAGGCTTTAGTTTTAGAAAACTTTGAGCCTGACGTTGAGGGTGGTTATAGACGTATCAATGGTCATAGAAAATTAATTAATCAGATTATACCACAGACTACATCTTCTGGCGAAAAAGTACTTATGATTGCCAAGTTTGCAGATAAGTATCTTGCTGCTAGAGGTGAAAAAATATTTAGTAGTGCTTCTGCTGAACTACGCACTGTTATTGAAGCTGATACAAGTATGACAGGTTCAGGCACAATAGGTGTAGATAGTGTTGCTGGTTTTTCTAGTAGTGGCACTCTTGAAATGGCTATTACAGAAACTACTGTTGAACGCTTTACTTACACAGGAGTTAATGCTTCTTCTGATCCACCAACTTTTACAGGGGTAACACGGCAAGTAGACAGCACTAATGCTGCTAAACATCTTGCTAATATACAAGTCTCAGAGAGTTGGACAGAAAGAGATACAGGCAGAACTAATGCAGGTAAGTATCGTTTTGAACGGTTTAACTTTAATGGCACAGAAAAAATTATACTTGTTGATGAAGTTAACGCCCCTGTAGTTATTGACTCATCTATGAATGTAGTAGATGTAAGTGCGTCTGCTGTTGCGGGTTCTAAGTTTGTAGCATCTTTTAAAAACCATATGTTTTATGCTGGTAAAAGTACTACACCAGAAGAGTTAGTTTTTAGTGTACCTTTTGATGAAGATGACTTTACTAGTGGCAATGCTGCAGGAAGCATACGAGTAGATGATACTATTACAGGTATAAAAGTTTTTCGTGATTCTCTTTTTATTTTTTGTGAAAATAGAATATTTAAACTAACAGGAAATACCTCGTCTGACTTTGCTGTTCAAGCCGTTACAAGAAGTATTGGATGTATTAATGGTGACACTATTCAAGAGTTTGGTGGAGATTTAATCTTTCTTGGACCTGACGGGTTACGCACTGTTGCGGCTACTGCACGTATTGGTGATACGGAACTGGGTACAATTAGTAGAAATGTACAGTCTATCTTTGATGAAAACATTAAGAACAGTTCTTTGTTTGAGAGTGTAGTAATAGCAGATAAGACACAGTACAGAATATTCTTCAGTAAAACTGGGCAATCTAGTGCACAAACAAGAGGTGTTATTTGTGTATTAAAACAAGACGGGTTTGAGTTTTCAGAAATACGTGGGGTTAAACCTGCATCTACAGATACCTTTGTTGAAACAGGTAATACGTTTGTATTACATGGTGACTTTGAAGGCTATATACACCGACAAGAGATAGGTAATACATTTGATGGTACTGCTATTCTTGGAAGGTACAGAAGTCCTGACATGAGCTTTGGAGATACTGGTGTACGCAAGCACATGCAAAGAGTTATACTTAACTACAAACCTGAATCAGCTATTGACGCTGATCTTTTAGTTAGGTATGATAACGAAAGCGTTGACTCTTCAAGACCTGCTGCTTATGCTTTAGACACTGCAGATGTTGCAGCTTTGTTTGGGGTGTCATCGTTTAGTACAGAAGAGTCTTTAGTACAATTTATCTTTGGCGGTCCTTCACAGCCTCTTGTAAGACAGTCCGTAGAGGGTTCAGGCTTTTCTGTTGTATTAAGAGTTAATGATGGCGGGGTGACTGCACCCTACTCCCTCAAGGGGTTTCAGCTAGAATATCAATTAGGAGCAAGACGTTAGATGGGTTCTACATACACAAGACAATCAACATTCACTGACGGTGATACAATTACAGCAGACCTGTTTAACACAGAGTTTGATCAACTTGTTGCTGCTTTTGCTGCTACCTCTGGACACTCTCACGATGGTACAGCAGGAGAAGGTGGGCCTATTGGTGGTTTGATTACTCCCGGCATTACGCTAGGAGATAACACTATTGACGTTACTCTTACGTTTGATGGTGGCTCTAATGACGGTGTGCTAAAATGGATGGAGGATGAGGATTACTTTGAGTTTTCTGATGATATACTTATTGCGTCTACGGAAAAACTACAGTTTCGTGATACTGCTATCTATATTAATTCTAGTGCTGACGGGCAGCTTGACCTTGTAGCTGATACAGAGATACAAATTGCTGCTACTACTATAGACATAAATGGTAATGCTGATATTTCAGGTAACTTGGGTATTGGTGGCAATCTTACAGTAACAGGTACTACTACTTTTAATGGCGGTACAATTACCCTTGGTGATGCAGCAGCAGATAATGTTGTATTTGGTGCTGATGTAGACTCAAGTATTATTCCTGATGATGATGACACATATGATCTTGGTTCGTCAAGTCAACAGTGGCGTAACTTGTATATTGATGGTACAGCGGAAATAGATACTCTTGCTATTAACGGTACGACAGTTACTGCTACAGCGGCTGAACTTAATATTATGGACGGTGTAACAGCCACCGCCGCTGAACTTAATATTTTAGATGGGGTGACTGCAACTGCTACAGAACTTAATCTTATTGATGGTGTTACAGCTACAACTGCAGAACTAAACATTTTAGATGGAGTTACATCTACTGCAGCAGAATTAAACTATAGTGATACAGGGGCTTCTGTTGGTACTGTCGTAGCTAGTAAAGTTGTTACAGTAGATTCTAATAAAGACGTTGCAAGTTTTCGTAATATTACACTTACAGGAGAATTAGATGCAGGTTCATTAGATATTTCTGGTAATGCAGACATTGATGGTACTCTTGAAACTGATGCACTTTCTCTCAATGGCACAACAGTTACTGCTACAGCCGCTGAATTAAATATCTTAGATGGTAAAGCATTTCTTGATGAAGATAACTTTGCAAGTAACTCAGCAACAGGTATTGCAAGTCAACAGTCTATTAAAGCCTATGTAGATGGAGTAACTACAACTAGTATTACTTCTACAGGTGCATTAAATGCAGGTTCTATTACCTCTGGTTTTGGTAGTATAGATAATGGTTCTAGTACAATTACAACAACAGGTCTTATTTCAGGTGGTTCACTTGATATAGATGACGTGCTTATTAATGGTACAACTATTGGTCACACAGATGATACAGATTTAATTACACTTGCTAATGGTGTAGTGACCGTAGCAGGTGAAGTTTCTATGACTACGCTTGATATAGGTGGTACTAATGTTACTTCAACAGCAGCGGAGCTTAATGCATTAGATGGAATTACTGCCGTTGTAGGTGAACTTAATGCACTAGATTTAGGAAGCACTGCAGTGGGAACAGCTATTGCATCTAAAGCTGTAGTGCTAGATTCAAACAAAGACTATACAGGTATTCGTAACTTTACTATTACAGGTAACTTGTCTGTAGGTGGCACTACTACTGTAGTAGATACAGTAACAATGAATGCACAAAATGCTGTTCTTTTTGAAGGGGCTACTGCTGATGCACATGAAACTACTCTTACTATTGTAGACCCAACTGCTGATAGAACTATTAATCTGCCAAACCAAAGTGGTACAGTACCAGTATTAGCAGCAGCTAGTAACACTGCTATTACTTCTACTCCTGAAGAACTTAATATACTTGACGGCGTTACATCTACTGCTGCAGAGTTAAACATTTTAGATGCAAGCAATAGTACTTTAGGTGATCTATCTGAAATTAGTACCGTAGCAAATGACGATGTGTTTCTTGCTATAGATACTTCTGGTGGAGGATTAAAAAAAATTACTAGAAGTACTGTAGTATCTGGTCTTGCTACAAGTTCTGGACTATCAAATGTTGTAGAAGATACTACTCCACAACTAGGTGGCAACTTAGATATGAATGGTGCTGACATTGTTACTACTTCTAATGCTACAATAGACTTAGCACCTAACGGTACAGGTACTGTTGTTGTACGGGGTAACACTAACTCAGGTGCTATTGTTTTTAACTGTGAAAGTAACAGCCACGGTCAAAAAGTATATGGTCAACCACACTCAGCAGGTGTAACTAATACTCTTATGTTACCTGCAGGTGCTGACTCTACTCTGGTATCCCTTGTATCTACAGACACACTTACAAACAAAACACTAACCTCTCCTAAGATTAATGAAGATGTAGCAGTGACTTCAACAGCTACAGAGTTAAATCTTCTTGATGGAGTAACGGCTACTACAGCAGAGTTAAATATATTAGATGGTGTAACCTCTACTGCTGCTGAGTTAAATGCCTTAGATGGTATTACTGCTGTTGTAGGAGAATTAAATGCATTAGACTTAGGTAGCACGGCAGTAGGTACTGCTATCGCCTCTAAAGCAATGGTGCTTGATTCTAATAAAGACTATACAGGCGTCCGTAACTTTACTATTACAGGGGAATTAGATGCTGGTTCACTAGATATTTCAGGTAACGCAGATATTGATGGAACATTAGAAGCTGATGCAATAACAGTTAATGGCACGGCTTTAGCTACAGTTATTGCAGGTACAACAGTTACAAATGCAACTAATTCTGCTCATGTTTTAGTTACAGATAATGAAAGTACAAATGAAGAAAATCTTATTGCTTTTGTAGAGGGTGCAACATCAAGTACAGGTAATGTTGGCTTGGAAATGGATGGCAACCTTTCTTACAACCCAAGTACAGGAACAGTTAGTGCCACAATTTTTAAAGGTAACATTGATGCTGTAGATGGAGATTTTGATGGCACATTGGAAGCTGATGCAATCTCAATAGGTGGAACTACTATTACATCTACTGCTGCTGAGTTAAATGTTCTTGATGGTATCACAGCAGTAGTGGGTGAGTTAAACGCATTAGACTTAGGTTCAACAGCCGTAGGTACTGCTATTGCATCTAAAGCAATGATATTAGATTCAAACAAAGATTACACTGGCGTTAGAAACTTTACCCTTTCAGGCGAGTTAGATGCAGGATCAATAGACGTATCTGGTAATGTAGATGTAGACGGTACTCTTGAAACAGATGCTTTATCTATTAATGGTACTACAGTTACATCTACTGCAGCGGAGTTAAATATTTTAGATGGAGTGACTTCAACAGCAGCAGAGCTTAATATTTTAGACGGGGTAACTACAACTGCTGCAGAAATAAATCTTATTGATGGCGGAACTGCACGAGGTACTACTGCTGTAGCTGACGGCGATGGTGTACTTATTAATGACGCAGGTACGATGCGTATGACTAGCGTAGATACACTTTCTACTTATATGTCTGGTAAAAGTGTTGGTGGTAGTAATATTGTTACAACAGGAGCATTAAACTCAGGTAGTATTACTAGTGGCTTTGGTAATATAGACACGGGTTCAAGTACAATTACTACTACTGGTTTAATATCTGGTGGTTCTTTAGATATTGATAATGTTTTAATCAATGGTACAACTATTGGTCACACTGATGACACAGACTTAATTACTCTTGCTAATGGTGTTGTTACTGTTGCTGGTGAAGTACAGATGACTACACTAGATATTGGTGGAACTAATGTTACAGCTACTGCAGCAGAATTAAATGTGCTAGATGGTATTACAGCAGTAGTAGGAGAACTAAATGCTCTTGATATTGGATCAACAGCAGTAGGTACAGCCGTTGCTTCTAAGGCAATGATACTAGACTCTAATAAAGACTATACAGGCGTTCGTAACTTTACTTTATCTGGTGAGTTGGATGCTGGATCATTAGACATTTCTGGTAACGTTGACATTGATGGCACACTAGAAACAGATGCACTTTCTATTAATGGTACTACTGTTACTTCCACTGCTGCAGAACTTAATATTCTTGATGGTGTTACTTCTAATGCTACAGAATTAAATGTTTTAGATGCTCTTGATAGAGGCTCTTTAATTTATGGTAACTCTAGTGGTGCAACTGCTGTTTTAGGACAGGGTAGTGCTAATCAAGTTTTAACTTCAGACGGTACAGATATTTCATGGGCAGATGCGGCGGGTGGCCCTGCATACACTAGAAGTGCAACAGTCCCCAGTTCTCCAAATGCAGGGGATTGGTGGTTTAATACAAGTTATGGTGTCTTATATATTTATGATGCTACAGATGGTTGGATTACAAACCAAGACAGAACCTTGGGTAAAGGTCTTCTTGTAGCTTCTGGTACTTATAGTTTACTTGTTAACAACAATGATAAGATATATACTGCTAGATTTGAACCAGAAGATAAAATGCTTGTAGACCCCGCTAGTGCTACTCATACTCATACTTATACTTCCACGGCCCAAACTGGTGTAGCTGCTGTTTCTAATGCTACAAGAGGTGTTTTTACACAAAACAGCAGTCAAACAAGTAATGCATACGGCTATGTAACTATTGCAACAAGAGGTGCAGCAAGTGATTTTGGTGACTCCGTTGAAATTTTGGATGGGGCAGTAGGCTGTGATCATGCCACAAGAGGTGTATTTCTTGAAAATAAATCAAATGGTAGCAACGGATTAGATATGGAGTACATTACCATTGCAACCGCAGGTAATGGTACTAATTTTGGAGATTTGTCTGTAAACCGATGGTATATGGGCAATCATGCTATAGCAAATACTACACGTGGCGTTTGGACCGGGGGCTACAATGCTGGTAGCCAAAATGTAATGGATTATATAACTATTGCAAGCACAGGTAATGCTACTGATTTTGGGAATTTAACTGTAGCTGGTTGGAGGACTGAAACAGCACATAGCATTGTTAGAGGTCTTATTTTTGGAGGAAATAATCGAACAAATACAATAGATTACATTACCATTGCAAGTACAGGTAATGCTACTGATTTTGGCGATCATTTTAATAGTAATAGTCCGACATCCGGTTTCTGCGTCCACAATAAAACTTATGCGTATTATAGTAAAGCTAGTCTTAATGATAGAGAAAAACATACAATAGCTACTGCTGCTAATGCTACTTCGTTTGCATGGACAAATTTAGATAGTCTTGGTGAGACCCATACCAATGACGCTATAAAAGGTTGGATTTCTGCAAGCGGCTAATTGACAAAGTAAAATATTTAATATAAAATACTGTCTGTTTAAAACAGAGGAAACAAAAATGAACGACTTGACACTACTAACACAAGAAAATATGTTACCTATGGCTGGGTCTAATGTAAATCTTCCAGCAGTTAAAAAGGTTACAGACAATTTACCTGCACTTACTGCACAAGCTAAGGCATTTGGCAGTTCAAACAGTCAGTCTATGCTAACTAATATGACTTTAACTATGATGAATGGTCATAGCCCTATGAGGATGTTACGCCAAGTATTAGCAGAAACAGAATCTCGCAGAAAAAAACTAGTTGGCGCACAAGTAAAACATGCAGAAGCACTAAAAGAATTAGAAGATTTAGAGTCAATAGTTAATCCTACTAATATAGAGATTGCTAAGTTACGTGAAGCAAAGATTCAATTAGAAGATATGGAGACTGCAGTTAATGGTTCCTTTATAGACATTGCTGTTTTAATTGATGCCTATGAAAACATTAAAGAAAAACACGGTATTGGTGATTGGGATGCTTCTATGTTTGAAGCAGAAGAAAAACGCCACCACATCCGTAGAGGCTTTGAGCATCTGTATAGAAGCATGGTTCAATCTGGGGTATCCTCAGAAGGACCGACTGAATACTTAATGCAGTATGGCGTACACCCACAGCAAGCAACCTTAGAGGTAATGGGTTATATAAAGCAGTCAGAACAACGTATAATTAAAGGTGAACGTCTTAAAGGTAGTGACTGTGAAGACTTCTTAGATAAAATGGCGGATAGGTACTTAGACTGTGCTGATGATGTAAGTGAAAGAATATTTGGCAAGACTGACACTACCAATACAGATTACATGAGATTGTTGGAGGCTGCAGAATGATCTTAGAATATAAAATGATTAAAACACATGAAGGTATGCAAGTACCTCATTGGATTGAAGATGGGGGTTACTACGGCAAGCCTGACTTTTCGTTTGTAGGTTGGTCACCTGATGATGATGTTCGTGAGTACTACATTCCAGATACTGTAACTATACTTACTAATGAGCAATTTATTGCTAGGGTGGTAGCATTAAAAGATAGTGACACTACAGAAGAACAAGCTACAGCCCAAGCTAATGCTTGGATTACGGCTAGAAGTTAATGGATATCAACTGGACATTAGTAACAATAGCAGGGGCATTACTAGCACAGGGTGCTGCTGTAGTTTGGGCAGTGTCCAGTATGGTATCAGACATTAAGTATAACAGGGCTGAGATAGCTGATGTAGAAACTAGCACAGCAAGACTAGCTGATGATATACATGAGAATGACGTAATGATTGCACGTATTGATGCAAATGTAGAAGCAATCAA